CATCTACTAATACTCCTAGATCATCATTCTTGGCACCTTTAAATAGGTTTCTTTTTTCACCAAGTGTAAATGGTGAACAATAAATTACCAAAGGTTTGCCTTCCTCGCCCCATTCAGCTACCTCAATCTTTTTAATTCCTAAAGATTCAAACTGTGCCTTCACTCTATCTATTACTGCCATATATCTTCCTTTTCTAATTAATTATTAATTTGCTGTTCCAATAGTTACTGCACCGTTACCTTGGAAAGTAATTTCTGCTTCAACCATTCCATCAAAAGATGCACTTACATTATATCCAGTTACGATTGCATCAACAGCATAAAATTTGTCGCCAGTAGAATTACCTTCTGGGAATAAATTCAATGTGATTGATGAACCAACTGTGCATAATAATTGACCAGCATCAGCTTCGTCAAAAAATACACTTGCTGAACCTGAACTAGCTTTTAAACCAGCTTTATAAGTTCTTACAGAATCACCCATTGAAGTATCTTCAATAGTATCTGATGTTTGTTCAAGCGTATAACTTCTTAATTCACCTAAAACAGTAGAACCAATTTTAATTGTTCCTTCTGAACCAGTATGAGTTGCCATTTTGTTCTCCTTGTTTGTTTATATTAAGGTGTGCCAGATGTGTATTGGTACATAACTCGCACCACCATTCTGATACCACCTATTGGAAATAAAACTCCCTCATCAGTAGATACTTCTACTATTTGAGTTTGTTTAGCATATCCACCTCGTGTTCTATCAGAATCTAGTCTAGTTTCAATCGTAGAAATTAATTCATTTCTTTTTGTGTCAATATTTGTTGGTGTTCCTTTGACAAAACCAATAATTACATAATCAACAGTTGCTTGTCTTGTAATTGTGCTTGATGTCATTGTTTCATCTGATCTTATTTCGTTACCAGTTTGAATAAAACAAGCTGGATATTGTTGTTCAGATAATTCGTCTATATTAAAAGGTTCTCTAGTAATCTTTTTAATTGTTATTGGTGATGTGCCAGTAGAAATTGTAGTTATTATATTACTAGCTATATTTTCTCTTTTACTCATAATTTACTTAGTTTGTTATATTCTTCCATAAATTTGTTTTTAAGTAATGGTGCTTCAGCATCACCTATTGCAAAGAATTTTCTTTTTCTTTGGTTACCCATAGCTTTTAATCCCTCTCTAATTGATGAGAAATAAACTTGTGCATAACTAGGAGTAGATTTTTGTGTCATATTAGATAACATTTTACCAGAAAAGAATAAATCTGGTTTAAGTGGTAATTGTTTTTCTTCTCTTATTTTTCTATATTCAGGAGTATATTTTGCAAAATCCATTCCGTTAAAATCTTTTCCTCTAGCTGTTCTTTTCTTAATTAGGAACATTAAAAATTCAGCAGTTCTTCCTAAAGATTTTTTAACTATTAATGGTTGTTCCCTTACTTGTTTTTCAAAGTTATTTACTACTTGTAGAATATTACTTTCAATAGTAATCATCTTATAAGTTTTAATCTATGATAAGGTGCTTTTTCTGAATCAGCAACAGTATTAGAATCGTCAGCATCATATTCAACACCATCTCTAAGTATATCTTCAATTTCACTAGAATACATTTGTTGATAATGTTTCATCATAACTTGAAATCTATCTGGATTATCATTTGAGTTAAATTTAGTAAGTTGTGGACACGCATAAAAACCTATTACTCTAAATACAGATGCTCTTTTAAATTGTGCATCTGTTAATAATGTTGGGTCCATTTCTGTTGTATTAAGTATTGCTATATCTCTATAAACTTCTTTAGAATAAACTGGAAACCATTTAATTCTTAATTCTCTCTCAATATCTGCTCTTGCTTGTGCGTGATAATCATTTGGAGATGTAAAACTTGCTATTCCAAAAGTTAAAATATCTGGTTGGTAAAATGTTAAATCTGTATCAGTAGAGAAATTAGCCATAGTTAGTCCTTTATAATATATTTTCTTCTTAATGTTCTAGGAGAAATAGATGCAAATATTTCTGCTTCTGTTCTCTCTAGGTCTTTATCAAATCCATAATGTGTAGTTGATGTGTGTTTAAACCTATCTACTAGCACATAACGATAAACATAATCCTTATTCTTAAAATGAAGAATTGTTTTTGGATTGTCTATCTGTTTCATAATTAAATGGTGGGGCTTTTACACCCCACCGATTATCTTAATTAGATAGTAGTATCAGTTATTACTGCACAACCATAAGATTCTTTAACTGCACCTTTACCATAAGTGATAGAAGCTACAATTTCAGTTGCTCTTAGAGAAGCATCTCTTTGAGTTTCAACTTTGAAATCTTCTTTAAGTGCTAAACCTAATGAAGCTGGGTGAAATACTGCACCATAAGCATCATCATTAGCATCTGGAGTAATATTTGCGTTTTCAAATATTTGAACACCAGCTACAGTTCCAATGAAACCATCTCTTAATGCTTGGTTTCCAATGTCAGAAAGTGCATTAGCTGAAGTGTTATAACCAGCTTGAGTTAATGTTTTCTTTAAATTGTAAACTGCTCTTGGGTGGAATACTCCGTAAAGTGGAGCTGGAACATTTAACATTCTTAGTTTAGCAACAGCTTTGAAAATTAAGTCTGCGTCAAGTTCTACCGCCGCCGCACCTACTTCGTTTGTTGTAAATGATACAAACAATCCAGCTAAATCAGTATCAACTTTTTTAGCGATTGCGTTACCAAATAATACACCAATGTCAGCACCAACATTTCTAGATGCAGAATCTCTGCCTAGGTCTGTTAATGTAGTCATCACGCCAACTTCCGATGCTGTAATATTAGCTTCAGTTGGGTTAATTGCTGTATTAGTTAAATCAGTAGCTTCGTTAACTGCTGTTGCAGATACAGTAGGATATACTGGTACTGATATTGTTTTTCCTGATCCAGTAATTGGATAAGTTGTTACAAGAGGTCTCATTACAGATGTTTCTTGAAATGTAAAGATTGCTTCTTGTGTTATATTTTCAAATAGCTCGTCCAGCGTACTTGATGTTGTTTCGTTTGCCATAGTTTTTAGTTTTGTTTAGTTGTTAGTTTCATTTTAAATATACCTTGATCTCTTTGTTTCCTCATTTCAGCGTATAATTTTCTGTCATTCGGATTGCTTAAATCAAGATCACCAATTTTTATAGGTTTAGGTGCTAAACCACCAATCTTACTTTGTGAACCTACTCCACTTTGAGTAGCCATCACATGATGTGGATTGTTTTTTAAATATTCTGCTACCAAATCATTAACTGACATTGGTTCGCCTTTTTCTGAATATCTTGGAGTTCCATCTTCATTAATAACTTCAACAGAACCTTGTTCGTTTAATTTAACATTATTTCTAAGTAGTTGTTTCACTTCTGCTGGTTTAACAGCTTTCATTCCACTTGCTACATTTACTAATGTTTCGTCTATACGAATCCTTTTTAATTCAGATTCCAACGATTGAATTTTTGCATCTTTTTTTGATACTGTTTCTTTTAAAACTTTATCAAACTCGCCTCGTTGTTTAGCGATTTCTATTTCCTTTTCTTTTTTCTCTTGAATTAACTTTTTAGCTTCTTCAAGATCTATTCCATCAAGTTTATTAGATACAGTTTTTTTATAACGATCTAATCTTCTTTGAACTATTTGTTCTAACTGGTCAGCAGTAAAAACTTTGTTCTCTGTTTCTTGATTTTCAGAAACTTCTAGTCCAGCTTTTTCCTGAGGTGCTGTTTTCTCAACCGAGTCTTTTTTAACTTGCTCGTTCATAACTTACTCCTTCTATATTGTTAAGATTATTAAATATCAATAAGATTGTTAAAATGCAAGATTAAAGAGTAGAGTTTCCATCAGCATCAACCCAGTCTGGATCTACTGGTTGCCAACTATGCCTACAATTATATCCACCTCTGACAATGAATGGACTTCCTTGATCTCTACCTTGTCCAGTATCATTGTTCCAAATATCTATAATTTGTTGTTCTGTATAAACTTTACCTGCGTGTTTTCTGCAAAAATCTCTAGAATCTTTTATGATAGAACCATAATATAAATAACTAGTTAAACCTAATTCGTCTGCTCTATACTTAGCGAATTGTCCATCAAAACCCATAATGCTATCAGTTACTAATAAACTAGCATATTTGGCAAAGCTATCACCCGTTGTAGTTCGCCCATAGGTCTGCTTTAGTTCGTCTATAGCAGTCGTTACTTCTGGTCCATTAGGGTTATTGGCTATATACTCAACTAACTGCTGGGCTTTAGCGTTATCAGAATATTGATATATTCCGTTTATCTTTTCTCTAATAGTATTAACCATTTCATTAAATGATCTGCCTACTAATGTTGATTGATAAACTTCACCAGCTAAAGTATTGGTTAATTCATTTCCTAAATTTTGAAAATTAGCAAATGCTATTTTCTTTAATTGT